ATACCGCAGTTGCGGTGCAGACCGAATACGACGAATGGGGCACGTTGACCGTGGCGTATTCCATCGTGCGGGTTCCCGCTCCGTTGAACGCCATGCAGGACAGTTGCAACACCCGCGAGCTAAAGCGGCTGCTGGTCATTACCGATCTGGGCACCGACTACGAGCGCAAGCAACAGGTGTCGTACTACGTTGAGAACTTGCAGGGGCGAACATGACCGATCCCGTGAAAGGCGGCGCACCGAAGGGTTCCCGCAACAAAGCCAAGGGCATCGAGTGGACGGACCAGTTGAAGTGGCAGCTTGCTAACTACAGCAATTCGACCATTCAGAAAGGGCTGGCGTTGCGGGCCATCGCGCAGAAGGTCGTGGAGCAGGCGCTTGACGGCGATTGGAAAGCCATCGAAGAGATCGGTAACCGACTGGAAGGCAAGCCGGTGCAGTCCGTCGATCTGCGGCAGACCGTCGTGGAACGGGTGGAGGAACTGAGTGACGCAGAGCTTACTGATATCGCCGCAGGTCGCGGCCTCCGAGTTGCTGAGACGGAGGGTAGCGAGACAATCAATTGAGGCGTTCACGGAGTATGTAACGCCTAACTGGACTGCCTCGAAGATTCACAGGGCCATCTGCGCTCAGTTGCAGCGGGTCGCCAAGGGTGAAATTGACCGATTGATGCTCTTGTGTCCGCCACAGCACGGGAAGAGCCAGGTAACGAGCCGGTCCTTTCCGGCGTACCTGCTAGGGCACAACCCGAAGCTCGACGTGATCGCGGTATCCGCGACCTCGGAACTGGCCGAAGGCTTCGGACGGGACGTGCGCAACACGATCTCGTCCAGCGAGTACCGAAACCTGTTCCCCGAAACGGAGCTTGCGGAAGATTCACAGGCCCGAGGCCGCTGGAACACCCGGCACGGCGGGAGTTACTACGCTATCGGTGTAGGCGGGCAGTTGTTCGGGCGCGGCGGCATGGCGATTGTTGATGATCCGTTTGGCAGTTGGGAGGACGCGCAGAGCGCCAACAGCCGAGATCGAGTCTGGGACTGGTGGCAGGGAACGCTCTATAACCGCATCAGGCCGGGGCAACCGATCATCCTCATCCAGCATCGGATGCACGAAGAGGACTTGGCAGGCAGGCTCATAGCGCGCCAGAAGGTAGACGGGGATAAGTGGGAGATCGTTGAGTTACCCGCCCTGGTGGACGATCCGCCGTGGCCGGAACGGTATGACCGGGCAGCGCTGGAGAGAATCAGGTCCAACACCGACCCCCGGCAGTGGTCGGCGCTGTACTTGCAGAATCCCACACCCGAAGAGGGGACGTTCTTCAAGCGGGAATGGGTGAAGTGGTACGACCCGAAAGTGCCCCTGACCTTGCACAAGTACGCCTCCAGCGACTTTGCGGTGACTGAGGGCGGCGGGGACTTCACCGAGATAGCCACGCACGGGATTGACCCCGGCGGAAACCTGTATGTAGGACTGGACTGGTATTCCGGTCAGTCCACGGCCGATGTCTGGATTGAGCAGTTAGTCCAGCAGTTCCGGCGGCACAAGCCGTTCGCGCACTTCGGGGAAACCGGGGTAATCAAGCGAGCGATTGAGCCGGTGCTGACTCGACGGATGCGCGAGACCAATGCCTTTTGCCGGTTGGAATGGATCACTCGAACACGGGACAAGGCGGCGACTGCGCGGGCACTGCAAGCGCGCATGGCGATGGGCAAGGTTTACCTGCCCGACAATGAGACGGGCCGCGCATTGCTCTTGCAGATGCTCGCGTTTCCCGCAGGCATCCATGACGACAAGGTAGACGCGGTGGCGTTGATGGCACTGGCACTGGATCAGGCGCACCCGGCCATCGTGCCGGTGGCGGAAGTGGTCCGTAAGCGAGACCCCTACGGGGACGACGACGACAACGAGGAAGCAACGTGGAAGAGCGCATAACCGACGACGATAGGCTGACGGAGTACGTCCGTCAGTTCCAGGAGTCGTGCGATGCGACCCAGCTTGCGCGGCAGAACTCGGAGCAGTGTCGCGATTACTACGACGGCAAGCAACTCACGGACAAGGAGAAGAAAACCCTTCGCGCCCGTGGACAGCCGGAAGTCATTGATAACCGCATCAAGGACAAGGTTGAGGCGTGGTTGGGCACGGAGCTTGAAACCCGCACCGATCCGCGTGCATATCCGCGTACCCCGCAGGAAGAAGGCGCGGCCGATGCCGCTACCGATGCGCTGCGGTATATCAGCGACTCCAACCGCTTCCCGAAGATCAAATCGGGGGCATTCGAGAACATTCTCATTGAAGGCACGGGCGGCTGCGAAGTCGTGGTGGAGAAGGTTCGCGACAAGTACGAAGTCAAACTGCGCCAGGTGCGATGGGACCGCATGTATTGGGACGCGCATAGCATGTGCTATGACTTCGCGGATGCGATGTTCAAGGGCGTCGTGGTGTGGATGGACCTTGAAGTCGCCAAGAAAAAGTACCCGAATCAGGCCATCGACTACGATGCGATGATGGCCGGGACGTTCGACTTCGGCACAACCTATGACGATAAGCCGACGATGTGGATTGACCGCACTCGTGAGCGGGTGCAGTTCCTAGAACATTACTGCCTGACCGATGGGACGTGGATGCGCTCGGTATTCACCCGGGCGGGGTTCATCGAAGAGCCTGCGCCGTCCCCGTATGTGGACGAGAACGGCAAGCCCGAGTGTCCGCTGCACTTTCAGTCGGCCTACATCGACCGGGAAGGGAACCGCTACGGGGTGGTCCCCCGCTACATTCCATTACAGGACGAGATCAACAAGCGGCGCTCGAAGGCGCTGCACTTGCTCAACTCCCGTCAGGTGATCTTTGAAAAGGGCGCGGTAGACGACCCGCAGAAAGCCCGCAAGGAACTGGCCCGCCCGGACGGCATGATTGAAGTCACGCCCGCGATGCGCTTTGAGATCGCGCAGACCAATGATCTTGCGATGGGGCAGTTTCACATTCTGGCGGACACCCTCGCGTCCCTTGCTGCCAGCGGGCCGAACTCGGCCATCCAGGGGCAGGAAGCCAAGCAATCGGGTCGGGCGCAGCAGGTCGCGCAGCAAGCCGGGGTGGTGCAGTTGGGTCCGGTCCTTGACGGGCTGCGGGACTGGCAGCATCGCGTCATGGTGGCCTGCTGGAACCGCGTCAAGCAGTTCTGGACCGAAGAGAAGTGGATCAGGGTGACGGACAACGAAAAGACACGATTCGTCGCGCTGAATCAGAAGATTACTCGCGGCGAGTTAGCGATCAAGAAAGCCAAGGAATCGGGAGCGACCCCCGAGCAGTTGGCGCAACTCGTGCAGCAGATGGCGCAAGACCCCGAGGGGATGCAGGAAGTCGTCATTAACGGTACGGCCGAAATGGACGTGGACATCGTGATAGACGAGGCTCCTGATGTCGTCACACTCCAGTCCGAACAGTGGTTGCAGTTGACCGAGCTTGCCAAGAACGGCGTACCGATCAAGCCTGCCACGCTCATCAAGGCGTCCACGCTCAGGAACAAGGACGAACTGATAGACGACATTGAGCAGGACCAGTCAGGAGTGCCGCCGCAGGTAGCCGAAGAGATCAAGAAGATCGGGGAGCAGTTGCAGAAGCAGGAAGAGGCGCTAAAGGCAAAGGAAGAGCAACTTGAAGCCGAGCAGCGGGCACGGAAAGAGCAGTTGGATTCCCAGGAGCAGCAGATCAAGGAAGCGTCCAGCGACCTCAAGATACAGGCTACCGAGTTTGATGCATCGGTGAAGGCGGCTAAGACCGAGATCAGCACGGCGCAGAAGGTCTTTGCAGCAGAGCAGAAGGTCGCTGCGGCGAACTGGCAGGCGATGCAGGCGCAGGCGTCCGCCCAGAAAGCCGAGGAATCGGCGGCAGAGTCCGAGGCCAAATCAGCCGAAAGGGAACCTGCCAAGAAGAAACGGCGCGGGCAGCGCACGACTGTTACCGACCGGGATCAAAACGGCGATCTGGTGTCGTTTGTGGTGGAACCCATTGAAGGCGAGGACGACTGATGGCACTGATTACCTTCAACAAAGGCGCGCAGGAGATTGCTCGACGGGCGCTCAACTACAGCGCAACCGGGGATGTCGTCCTGAAGC